TTTGTTCACCTGCTAATTCGCGTGCTTCTTCTTCAGAAGATGCTTCGATTGCTAATTGAATAGTCGAATCAACTAAATATGTTTTAGCCATTATTTTGCCTTCGTTTTGTAGTTGCAATCAGGACATTGAAAATAGTGCTTAAACTTTGGATCACCTAAAATGATTGAACTTACGCCATACATTTCTGCATTACATTTAGGGCAGTTCATTAGATGCACTCCCATGTATGTTGAGTTCCTGCTGGATGATTACATTTCATATTCTTAAATGCAACTGCATCTTTGATTGTTGAATTGATTTCGCGTTGAGTTGCTTCTGACTGATCTAAGTCAAAATATTCGTTAATAATAGTTTCGATTTCTTTTGCATCAGACTCGGACATTTTTGTCACCTTCATGATGTCTTTAATAAGTGGAGACATTATGCACCTACCTTAAATGACTTTGCAATCTTTTCCATTGTTTCATCAGCAACTTTACGGCTTGACAATGACATTGAGTTGTAAAGTTCTGTATATTCTGCAAGAGATGAACGTCCATCTGCATAGTTAAGAACATGTTGAATTGCAAAGAATTCATCTGCATATCCGCATGAACGATTCCAACGGATTTGCTCATTTGATAGTGTCTTCATTTTTTACTCCTGGCGGTTTTGGTAACCTTGTGGTTACATGGACAAATATACACTGATCCGGTGACATTTACTACACATTTGGACACATTTGTGGAAAAGATCTTTTGGATGGATTACCGGCCAGAACATATGTTTTGGTATTTGACCAGAGCCACCAGGATCCACCCAGAACCGCGATAGTATCCTTTCCATATAAACATACTCGGAGACCTTTTTGCGCGCGTCATGGTGGACTTGGTGGACTCAACTTGGACGAAGCGGACCAAAAAAGGTAACAAAAAGTTACCAAAGGTTACCTCAAAATAGAGTGTACAAATACTTGTCCACTGCCTTAAGATGTACCTATCAGCAACCACGCTGAGAACAAACCGCCAGGAGGCAAAAAATGTCAGTACAAGTACAAGTCGCAGCACGTCGCAAGGCTCCATGGATCAGCACAGCAACATGGATTAACAAAGACGAAGAACAACTCAATGCAACTCAGATGATTGAGAATGCAAAACTTGATTGGAAAGTTCAGCACACTCCATTGACAACTTCTGTTGTTACAGATTCTGGTGTTACTAATGTGGACATCACAAACAAAGTTGCTACAACACGTGTCAATCAGAATGGATCTGCTTCTGTTCTAGGTATTACCTCGCCTTCATACTCAATCGTTCAGAATTCAGATATTGTCAATATCGTGGACTCTGTCATGTTTGAGGCTGGTGCGATTTACACATCTGCGGGCGAACTACGCGGTGGCAAGAAGATCTTTATTGCTGCAAAACTTCCTGATACTCTTGAACTATCTAAGTCAGGAATCGATCCAATCGACACAATGTTGGTTGCTTCTAATACTCACGATGGAACAGATTCACTTCGCTTCCAGATCATGCACCTACGTCAGATCTGCACAAACGGAATGGTTGGCTGGTCAAAAGTTAACTCAGTTTCATTCCGCCACACATCACGCATGAATGTTCAGATCGAAGATGTACGTCAGACTCTAGGAATTGTCCTTAAGGCTAATGACGAATTCAACCTCATGAGCTCACGCTTGATGTCAGAAAAAGTTCAGAACTCTGATTTCTGGAACATCGTTACACAACTCCTACCACTTGATGAGGACAGCATGACTGAGCGTCAGATCAAGAATGTTGAAGAACGCCGTGATGTACTCAAGGATATTTGGTACGGTCCTACACAAGAGAACATCAAGGGAACTGCATGGGGAATTGTCCAAGCATTTGGTGAGTTTGAACAATGGTCACGCACAACTAAGAAGGCAGATGACTTTGCTTCTGCCGAGCGTTTCATGCTAAATCAAGGCAATAGCCTCACAGAAAAGGCTCTGGCTCTCGTCTGGTAAAAAAGAAAAGGGCCCCTGCCGAAAGGCAGGGGCTTCTTTTTTTGTCTTTAATCTAGGAATTCGATATATGACTTACCATCAGATGTTTGTAAAGCAATTTGGATCTGTCCACCTGAGTTGATGTCATATCGGATTGCTGCTTTAACCGCTTGTTCTAAGATCTCAATTGCATCTTCATAATCATCACACTCTTCAAGACCTAAAGCATACGCGGCTCCAAGAGCCAACTTCATACCTGATCCTGTGCAATAGACCTTGTCTTTGGTTCTCTCTAGGCCATATCCTTCATCAATAAAGTACAGAGTTCCATTGACGGCAACTATGAAATCATTCTCAAACGATGCTGCAGTTCCATCTGATTTGATGTCATAGCCAGATAAAGCAAAGGTTTTACGGAGTACAGGGACGAAACTGTTCACCATAAACTTGTCTAGGTTCTTTGCTCTAGGAGGAGTTGGTGGATTAAATGCATGTTGGATCAAGTTCATGCCACGGACTAATCCTGCAGCCGATACAAGGTACTTACCATTCTGAGCAATCTTTCCCATAGGAGAACAATCTGCTCGTAGGTCATAACCTGTAGTTTGGGTATCAGCAGCAATCACACAAAAGTCTTCATGCTGAAATGCAATGAGCGTTGTCATTTATCCTCCGTTGCTAGTTCTCCACCGATCCCCATGTAAGCCGCACCATCAACCCAACCATCTACCTTTGTAGGTGTTTGGACTAATCTAGCAACCTTGACCTGATTCATGCACAAAGCCACTTGATATGGCTGAACATCTATCCCTAAAACTACACTCCAGAGTTTAGCAATACGGTCATGGTTTTCTTGTGGAGTACCATAATCTGCTTGTCTGTCATTGTAGATCAGATGTATTGCTTCGTCTAATATTTCTTTGCGGTCCATCAGTCTAACCACACCTGATATGCAGCGGTTACACGACCACGTTCTGGATCTATAAAATGTAATCGTTGACTAGGAACACCCGAAGCCGCCATAGAGTCCCGTGCGTATCTGTTATCTGACTCCGTGGAACCAGTCCAATAGACACTGCCAAGACCGTCGGATAAGGGTTCTTGCGCATGACGATGGTAATGACCAAGATAGATATCTTGGAAGGACCAATCAAATGCTCCTGCTTTCCAACGATTTCCTGCTGCTTGCCATGCGGACGGAGAAGCAAAACCAGATCTACCAACTTCATCGCCATGCATAAGCAGAGCTCGATAATTGCCGATCTCAATCTTTTGAATATCTTCAGTCCCATGTAATGGATCCCACGTTAGTCTCTTTGCTACTGATTCATTAGAGCAAAGTAGTTGACGTGCCAATTCGTAACACATGCGGTCAAAATTATCTGACTTTGGAACATGGTCACGCTTTGATCCGACTCGACCATGGTTACCCCATTCTGCAATTACGGTTACATTCTGATATACAGCAAGTGCTTGTCGAACCACGTCTACAATGAGTCGACTAACCACAATGTATTGGTCATAAAGGCTTAGATCTATTTCCCAAAGTTGTGCCGGATAGTTAAATAGACCTTCAACCATGTCTCCGCCAAAGCAAATAACTACTTCATTGACTGGATGGTCTTGTCTTTGGATCTCGGTTATCTTGGCTGCTTTTGTGCAAAAATCCATCACACGGGTACGCATGATCTCTGAGTTGTAACTAGTTGTGACTTTGCTGCCTTGCCAATCGGTTAAATGCCAAAGAGCGACTTCAGATTTCTTTCGTCTTTTATCGACCTTTGGACCTTCTATAGGCTTCATTGGTCCGAGTGCTAGTGTTGCATCCTTACATGCTTGAATGGTTGCTTCTACTAGTTCATCGGTTCTTTGCTTGGACTTAGATAATTCTTTCTGTGTCCTTACAAGGGCTTGACGAAGTTCTGCAATTGTTGGATCTACCTCTAACTGCAGTTCTTTGGCGTCATCTGCAAAACTCATTTAGTCCTCGCACATGAGCAATTGTTTTTCCTGTGTTTCCACACTGCTGTTTCGCCAATCTTAAATCCATTCTTTTGCAAGAGTTCTGCAATTTTTATATTGGACACAGGCGAAAGTAGTAGTGCAGTAAACGAATCTGCGTCGTTGCCTTTTAGGTCATCAAATACCAGACCAACAATGCAACGCTTTTGAGTCGGGCTAAGTAGTTCTTCAACTGACTTAGAGAAGTCCCCCTGGTTCATATTAACCTCAATCTTTTGGTATAGGTTAGAACAATTCTACAGTATAAACTTTAGTTTATATGTATTGGTTAGTTAGAACCCTTACCAAAATCAGTGGACTTTGGATCTAATGCACGAGCCGCTGGACCTGCAATAGATGCAATAGCAATTGAAACGATTGGATCTAATCCAAGTTCGTTTGATGCCAAGAATGAGAGAGCCGATACCAGCACTCCACGGAGATAAGATTTAAGAATTGCACTTTGCTTGCTTGATAGTTTGATCTTCATTTGTTACCTTTCAGACTTGCTATTAGAACTGCAACTTTTGCAGGATTTAGATTTATTTCCATGTGCATCCAGTCAGTCTTTGCTGTTCTGTAAGTTCCACCTGAACGCAGTCCATACTTCTTACAAATATCTAAAATTGTCTCACGCTGTTCTTTAGTTAGATTGCCGTCTCGATCTCCTTGCGGATGACGTGATGGCCAAACATCTACGGCAGTTCCACTGGCGTGGTTGGAAAGAGTACCATTTCCACCTCGTACATCTCGGAATGCATAACCTTGTGCTTCGCCTGGTTCAAGTTTTTCTACTTTTTTGTGCCATTCTTTTAATGCTCCAACAATTAGTGGAGCAACTGCAGCAGCACATCGCACTCTAACAGGCCTGATTCCTGGTACAACCGTAAAGATCCCAATGCCGATCTCGGATTGAATGGGACTTGCTGGCCAACCATTTGCCGATGTAAGTTTTGTCATGATTCCCCTATGTTTATTTGCTGACTATTTGCCAGATCAATGAGCCTAATGCAATGACCGTTGCGACCGATGGAAGTGCCCAAACTTTCTGCTCGAGCATTCGAAGACGGATCTCATGGTCACTGACCCTTTCATCCACTCTTTCATGTGAGTCTAATAGTCTGTCTAACTTGCCAGAAATATCATTCAATGCTTTTCCTTGGTCGAGTTGAGTCTCCCATACTTGCTTGATGGTTATTCTGACTTCGTCGCTTGAGGTCATTTGCGCGGTTTCCCGTTCTTAGTTAGTGGTTGCGTTTACTGTTTTTTCTAGTTGTGCTTTAAGTATTGCGTTCTCTTGGACAAGAGCACCAGCCCATTCACGCATGTGCTTTAGTACTTCTTGAACATCAATTTCGTTTTCCATTTATTTCCCCTCTAGTTTTTCTATCCGTAGTATTGCTTCTTTTAGTGCTCCAGTCAAATATGGAATCAAGTTTGTTGCCAAAATTGACTGGTAAACTGGATTGCCTTCATCATCAATAGCATCTTTTTCTCCCATAACTAACTCTGGAAATACTTCTGCTAATTCATGTGCAATAAAACCTACTTGTGGTTCTTCAGGATCTTTAATAAATTCGAATGAACGTAAATTGATTTGCTTAATCAATGAAGCAGCAGAATCAAAACTTTGAATGTTTTGCTTTAATCTATAGTCTGACGCATTTCTAAATGCTGGTACTCCACCTGATGTGGTTGTAATTCCACCGGCATCTGATCCATTGTAGATCAAGCGCATCATTTCAGTGGTTCCAGTGGCGTTAAACTTGTGTGCAAAAAATGGAATTTGGTTATCTCGGCGAGCAATTACTGGACCTGTTAGTGACAAGTAAACTCCAGCAGTTTGGCTTGTGCTTGAACTTGTAGCAGTGCCTAGTGTGAGTGCATTATCTACGCTCAAGTTATCGCTAATAGATGCACCAGAACTGTTGAGTGCTATTAAGTTAGTTCCACCACCGCTTCTTGCAACGGACATTGAGATATTTGCAGAACCAATAAACATCTGTGGCTTTGTTCCACCTGATGAATCAGGGGTTGCACCATAATGCATTAAAAGTCCATATGCGCTTCCTGCAGAGATCAAAGGAAGCATATTTGCTACAACAGATCCAGCGGCTTTGAATTGGATTGCATTTGCTGATCCATTAAGAATAACTGCTTCGTTTCCAGAACTTGTCTGGATACGACCACCAACAATTACACCATTACCAACACCAACAAGTCCAGTTGAGTTGATAGAATAACCATCTGTAGAACTTCCAAAGTAACCAGATAATGCGTTAACTGCACCTGTAATTGTTGCACTGCTAGCGACTAAAGCACCTGTAACAGCATTTACTGAGAAGTTACCGCTAGTTCCTGTGATACCAAGTGCTACAGATAAAGTTCCTGTTGTAATGGATCCTGCATCAATGTTTGCTACTACTAAACCTGAAACTGTTGTTTGTGTCCATGATGTACCGCCGTTGCCCATATATTGAGCAATGATCCGACCTACGTTAGGCGAAGCGGTTCCATATTGAAACCAAATATCCCCTAAAGTATTTGCAGTAGATCCGGGTGATGCGGTTGAATAAGTTACTTTGTTTTTGCCATTTGCTGTTGTTTGTGCAGTACTTGCTGCAGTGTTTGCTGCAACCGCAGTATCATAAGCAGTAGACGCAGATGCTTGTGCTGCAGCCGCATCGGCTTGCGCTTGTACCGCTTCTGCATATGCCGCAGCAACAGTCGCATTGTCATCTACAATTGCATCGACGTCATCATCGTTTGGAACGTATGCAACAGTTTGTCCACCTTCGTATTCATATTCTGTTGCATCAGCCCAATAAGCATTACCTGACTGATCAGTTAATGCAAGATTAGTTGTATTTGCTACGGTAAATGTATTGGTTGCAACTGAAGTAATTGTATAAGTTCCGTTATATCCATCTGGTGCAAGTCCAGTAATCATGACTATATTACCTGCACTGAATGTATGTCCAGTTGCTGTGTAGGTTGCAGTTGTAGATGTATAACTTACTGCTGAAATGTCAAAACTCTTAAATGTAATATCTTCTGGGACTATTGTTATTTGTGGTGATATTGGCATTTTGACCCCTTATGGAAGTGTAACTTTAGTTGCAGAAATTGGACTTGTGTAATAAGTTGTATACCAGCCATCCGCATCAATTTCGTGATGGAACCCTTCGATAACTAAGTTAAATGTAAGATTTCGTCCATCAACAGTTCTACGCTTGACAATGCAAAGATCTTGGATTTCCGTCTCAAGAAAGTCTGGATACAAATTACCAAGTGCAAGAGCGTTAAATCCTACGCTTTCACACCATGTTTTAGGTGTTTTGGTAAATGTTGCATAGTACTGAGCCAACTTATTTGCTGTTCCTACTGTATAGATCTCCGTGTCAAACTCTTTAATTTTAAGTCCATACTTTGAAATTGATGGCTTATTTCTAAATAATGCCTGTGCAATTTTTTTGTTCTTCGGCTTAAAGTTAACTAAGGCTGAGTTAATAAAGTTAAAGATACCTGGATTTGTATCAATCATGTCGTACTCGACAGTATTGGCTACTTGCTGGTCATTAAATGTCAATTGAGTTGGACGTGTAAACTTATTTTGTAGATTTACAAATGTTGCTTTGCCATCTCTGGACATGTAGAATGAACCCGCTTCAGCATCAACACATTCATAGATAAATTCCATGATAGGAATTGGTGAGTTTGCAGTACCTTGAGTTGTAGATGCAAGTTGTACAGATCCAGTTAGATTTCTCCATGAGGCTCCAGTTGGCCAACCTGCATATGTAAGCATACGTCCTACACGTGTCGATGTGGTTTCACCGGTAAATGATGCTTTCTTTAATACAGGTGCTTTGTATCGGCCAAGTACTGAAATGCCATCTACAAATGTCATGATTGCTTTTGCATCAAATCCTGCATCTAACTTAGTTGTTTCAAGATAGCCAACATAAAGTACGTAGGAAACGCTGTTCCATGTTGCTACAACTCGTGCTCGTAAATCTGCTCTAAGTGCTGTTACTCCACCTGAAACCCATGGACCTGATAGATTGTCAGGGTCGTAATCTCCTGATCTGTTATCAAGCACAGCAATAAGTTGGCCAGCATCAATTCGCTGATCTGATCTAGTTCTTCCTCTGTGGATATCCATAGATCTTAGATCTGTTCTAGGCACATCTGTGTACACACCATTGAAAAAGAACTGAATCTTTACGGTAGGAGCATTTACTCCATCAAATGCACCCATAAATTAAACTCCCAAAATTGCAGGGTCTAAGCCTTTGCGGCGAAGCAATTGAGCAATGTCATCTCGTATTGCCAATGAAAGATCTTTCTGAGTTACAACAGATCCTTGGATCCTATTGACAATAGTCACACCATTCATATTTCCATACTTGCTTAATGGAACAACTGCTTCTGGACCTGCTTCACCAATCAATGCCATAGTTGGACGGCGAACAATTCCACCCTTTGCCATCTTAGGAACACCGGCACGCATTTCTGTGTTGGGGAAAAACTTATTCGATTCAGTAGACCATGATGGAATCTTGCTTGGATCATTTAGCAATGCTTCACGCTTTTGCTTCATCTTGTTCAATGCAATGTTAATACCAACAAATGCTGCTGCTATTGCTGCAACTGTTAACAAGAATGGAGCCCATGCAATGTTTACGGCTGTTCCTGCCGCTGCCATTGCAGTTCCGCCTGTAGTGACTGCTGTTGTAAATCCAAAGAATGCTGCTGTTGCTGCTGCAACGCCTTTGACAATTTGGAATGCTAAAAATACTTTGTATGCTGCATTTACGGCAATTACTGCTGCTGCAAGTCCGCCAACTGCAATGGCAAGTCTTTGGAATTCGGTCTTGTTTTCTTTGACAAAAGTCATGATTTCTTTCATCTTCTTAACAAGAATTAGCATGTAAGGTATAAGTTCAATACCTAACTCAACTTTAAGATTCTCAAACTGTGCAGCAAGAATACGTTGCTGGTTTGCAAGACCTTCTGAAGTACGAGCAAAGTCGCCTTGTGCTTTAGTGGACTGCTTAAAGATCAGTGAATACGCAGCAAGAACCTTTTGCTGTGGAGTCAATGCGCTCTTTGTGTTTTTAATAATTCCTAAACGCAGTGCTTCTTGCTTCATGGTCATTGCATCTAGCAATACATTGTATCGACGGATCGGCTCGTTTTCACCACGTAGGGCAGCGCCAATTGCAGTAATTGCATCAGCAGGAGATGTGTTATAGAACGAAGCAAAGTCTGAGGATAGGCTTACAAGTTTAGTAGAGAAATCAGTTAACTGAGTTCCAGACAAACCAGCAGATTGACCAAACAATGCAAATGTGGACGCAGCATCCATTGCGGCACGCTGCGATAGTCCATAACTTACATCTGCGGTCTTTGCATACTCTTCAATTGCTTTTGCCTGATCTCCAAAAACAACCTTGACCTTAGAACTGGTTTCAGCAAAATCGCTGGCTGCTTGCACGGCAACATTGGCTCCTGCTGCAACAGATGCAAACATAAGAGTTGCACGACGGCTCATCTTATTGAGAACGTCTCCCGTGGATTTAGCCTTCATACCTAATTGGTTGAGTGCCTTAGAAGCAGAAACGTCGCGACCGATTAGGTTGACGCCAATGGAATAATCGCGTGCCATTTTCTACTCCTTTTCTTTTTTAGGTAATGCTTTCACTAAATCTTTGAGCACATCATATTCTATATCCCATATATTTAATGGATTTATCCCAGGATAATAATGGCATATGACGGCCATGTTTGACCTTATGAATCCGTAGGCTCCGCCATTTCTGAGCTTTCGGTCACTTCTTTTTTTGGTTCTTCTTCAGGCCATGCAAAATCATCGATTGAGTATTCATCTAAAACATCTTTAATGGACACAATTTCACCGGCTCTGGTTAATACAATCCAAGCCATTGAGTAAATTGCTTTTGCACGTGTGTAGTGCTTTGGTGGATTTTCCTGAGCAAGAGATGAGATCAGCATAACTCCATCTAAATCGTAATGATCTTCAATGGCAGCCAACTCTGTTCCTGTTGGTCCTTTTACGCCTTCTTCTCCAGGTACTGGATAAGTTTTGTCTCTGATGATAATTGGCATTTTTTCCCCTTATAGTCTGATTTGTAATTCATCAAGTGCATCAATAAATGCCTTAATGACTTCTTCTCGTACTTCTTTCTTGTGCTTTAAGACTGTAGGCAATAAGAATGGATGGCTTTCTTGTTCGGCCCATGGTCCTTGCCATGTTCCTGCTGTTGCTCCTTTTTCAGGAAATACAGGGTGGCGCCATTTCTTTCTGCTTAATCCTTCCATATAACGTGGAAGTGTTCTGTATTTATTTGTCTTGGCTCTAAACTTAGATCCAGATACACGGATACGAACGCTAAATACGTTGTTACCGGTTGGATTTATTTTTACTTCTGTTGCTGCTGCAAGACCTTGTCTAAATCCCAGTCCTTGTTGCCCCCTGGCCGATACTTCCGTTTCACCGCTTTTGGCAGGAATTGCAAGTGCCGCAACGCGAACTTCTTGGACAATTGGTCTTGTTGTTGTCAGAATACGCTTTCTAAGATTCTTGGCAGTATCTTGGCTAACTTTACGTGTTCCTTTGTAAAGTTTAGACAGATCTTGGCTGTCAAGATAGATAGCGTCTTTTGCCATTAAAGAGATGCGTCCGGTGTTGTGTAAACAATAGTCAATGGAGAATCTGTTCCATTGTCATATGCTGTGAATGTGAACTCAACATCGATTGTCTCTGGTCCAGCAACTTGTGGTGCTTCGCCGTCAAACTTTGCAGCAGAAATAGTGATCTGAAGAACTTCAGTTGCACTTGCTGTAAGTGTTAGTGAAAGTGCTGTCTCTGTATCTGCTAAGAATCTTGTAAGCAATGTTGTGTCAGTGAATTCCGCTACAACAGTACCTGTGATTTGGCGGAAGCCGTTATTTGTCTGTTCAGACTTTGCTCCTGCTGATCCAAGGTTATAGCGGTCAGTCTTAAGTGTGTTGTCCACAGTCATTGAGAATGACTTGATGTTAGCAACTGGACTTCCTGCAACTGTCAAAGCACCTTGAGCAAAGTTAAATACTGATCCTGAAAGTGCGTATGATGGAGTTGCTAAAGCGGTTCCTGTTGTGAAACCTGCTGCATCAACTGAGAATGAACCTGTAGCAATTTCACCATTAGCAACTGCTAACTCAAATGAACTGATCTTGCAGCCTGTAAGAGTTTTTGGAGTTACTGTTCCACCGTATTGTGGCACACCAACTTGTGCTGTAAATGACTTGCCGTACGGATCACCAAGTGTGAATGTAAATGCGTTACCAACCTTTGAAGGAAATGAACTAGTTGCGTGAGCAAGTAGCAGACCAAGTCCACGAGTTGGAAGATCAAGAACAATGTCTCCTGATGCATCAAATGTTGTTACGACACGGCGCTGTGAGCGAGGTAGAACTCCACCTGCTCGTAGACCCATGCCGACAGACACGTTCTTGTTATATGTTGTGCTTTCTGAGGTAAACTCATAAAAGCGAGATACTGTTACGCCTGTATTGAAGGTTGTCTCTGTGGCGATGCCAAGGGACGAACCAATACCGGAACCAATTGCCATAGTTGTCTCCTAGTTGGCTTCTGCCGGTACATCCGGCGTTGATGGGGTTACTGAAACTGCGGCTTTATCTGCAGCAGTCCAATTATCTGCTTGTGCAAGGAGAAGTGCTGCTGCGTCATCTGCAACATCAACCGTGGCTCCTGCTTTTACTTCTAATCCCAAACTTGGAATGTAGAGATCTCCAAGCGGTGAGATGTTTTTGATCTTTGCCATTTTTCTCCTTATGTTTTCGCTTTGTAGTAAATTGTAAAGTTGATCTGAACTGCAGCACCTTGATTTGTCTGCAGATAAGTAGGCGTGTGGCTTTCTAATCCAGAGTACAAAACAACTCCACCAAATGATGGATCTGTTCTAATTACTGTGTCAACTTTACTAAGCAAGTCATATGCACTTACACGACAAGCGGACAGATTAGTTTCACCTGTCCATGAAGATAGTGTGCAGTTAACAGAACCATCTTCAAACATTGACTTAGCGCCAAGAGTTTTATATTCATTGCGCAAGTTTGCAGCAACTACTTCACCATCTTCAGAACCATCATGACCAATTGAGATCCAGTTTTGTGGATCTGATGAATCTATTTCAATGCCATCATAGATCGTGACTCCAGATAGGCTCTGAGCCGCTCTAAGCGCAGTTACGATTGCATCAATAAGATACGGAAATGCTGTGATTGCCATTATGCAATTCCTGGAAGTGAAATTGGATCAAGTAATTCCATTACGCGACGTGGCATTGAGTAAGTACTTCCTGGAGTATATTCATCACCATTCTGTCCACGACTCATGACACTAGTAGATCCTCTTTGTGTTTGCCACAAGTGACGAACTTCTTCGAGTAGACCTTGCTTTGCAGTTGGTGGTGGGTTAATAAATCCTGATACGTAACTAATAACAATGTTCTGAACTCCTGGAGCCCATACACCAAAGTAGTTTGGTCCATTGAGTGTTCCATATGAAAGTCGTTGAATACGCTGACCTGTTGGATCTAGTACATATCCTGTTGGATCTACTAGATTTCCATTCTCGTAAACGCTGGTAATTGACATTGCACGAGGATTACGTAGGCGGATTATGTCCGTATTTCCATCATATTTCTCATTGGTAAATGTCTGGCGTCCAAGGACGCAACCTACGTAGTTCTCACAAAGATCAGTTGCAGCGTCAATAAACCTACGGATTTCTTCATCATTGGTTGTATTTGTGGCTGCAATATTAAGATGTGATTTGACTTCATCTAGTGAAACAATCGAGATCTGAGAATAATCACGGACGGTAAAATCATCGTTATAGGCAGATGCATTTGTGCCTGTAGCAACCCAGCGGACAACATATCGGCCAGATACTAGCGGTGTGTAGTTGACATCATAGACGCCAGTTGCACTATTTACAACAGTTGGATTAGTTGAAGATCCATCTGGGTTTGTGATGATGCATGTGACTGTGGTTGCATTTGCTAGATTTCCATTTGAGTCGGTAATCTTGACGCCTAAAGCAACTACATCACCAAGATCATAAACTGCCATTGTTAGCCTCCATGACTACTCCACGACGTACTCGTACTTGAGCATTTCCTCGATAGGTTATGTACTGATATGTGAATTCTGGCTGATTGTAAATAACTCCAACATTGTTATATTCAATGCGGACAACATTAGAAGCAGTTGAAGGATAAGGAAGCATGGTTTGAACCGTTGCCTGGAATGGTGCCATTTTTGACGCCATATCATTCTCCTTCTAGTTGATACCAACCATCTTCCCAAAGAGTTAATAGTCGAGTGAAGTAATCTTCATATTGCTTGCCGATTATATCAAGTGAATACCTGCTCAAGGCATGTTCACGAATGATTTTACGGTCCAATTTTTTTACATCTTCTGCAGCCTTCATAAAGTCCGCTAAAGATCTGCAGCGATATCCTGTAACTCCATTGATATTGGTTTCAGTGAATGCTCCCCAATCAGTTGTGATTGTTGGAGTTCCACAGGTTTGAGCCTCTATTGCTATATTCCCAAATGGTTCAATGTATAAAGTTGGAGCAAATAAGGCTATTGCTTTACCCATAAGTTCTGCTCTTTGTTCAGGGCCGACAGATCCAATAAACTCACCGTATCCTTTGGCTTCACCAGGACCGGCTACTATCAGTCTTTTGCCTAAACGTTGGCAAACTTCTTGAGCAATACTAAATCCTTTCCGGTCAATCAAACGACCGATAAAGAAGTAATAATCACCATCGCCTGATCCTTCAGGAAACATTTCAGGTTCTAAATAACCAGGAATTACAGCATCAAAAAAGTTACCATCTACCTGAGTTGGATTTTTCCACCCAGCGTAAATGGAATGCATCCAGGCATATGATTCAAACACTCGGTATTTGGCAAATGTTCCACCGTATCCAATTCCAAACTCTACTGACATGTGATCTGGAAATGCATCTGCTATAGGTTTGTGAGCAGTTCCACCTATCAGACAGATAAAATCTTTTGGTTTAATTCGCTTGCCAATTTCTTGGATAGCATTGCCATTAAAGATTTTCCAATGTGGTTCATTTACGTCAAACGATGCAGTGGAATAATGTCCGCCTTTAACAGCATCAGATCTTTGTTCTTCTGATATGCAAGTAACAAGTTCTGTAACTGGCGCTTCATTCTGATCTCCAGCATAAAGATATACTTCATGACCAAGATCAGTCATCATGATACAAAATCTGCGTACTTTTTCAGTAAAAGCACAACCTACATATTCTTTTGTAACTTGAGTATGTGGCAATGAAACTACATGGAACCGCATTATTCCCCCCTGGTAAAACATTATTCGGTAGGTATTTCTACCCAAGCAAGTGTTGCTTCATCCCAATTGTAAAGTTTTCCATCTTCAGGCATTGGCGTAGGTGCTTCCCAAAGGTATGAATCTTTATTCAGTGTCCAAGAATCATATGGCTTTGGTGCATAGAATCCAATTCCATCAAAGTGATAACCAATTCCTGCGTAATTTTTATGGATAGGAAACTTTCCATTTACGTGTACCCCACCAAAAGTGTTATACGAAGTTTGGATCCATTCACCACCTAGATTTTTTTCACACCAATCAGGTCCATCGGCAACAATTACTTGTGTGACAATGCCGTTTTCAACCTTTGCATAGTGACCCATTTGTTATTCCTTTTCTCCATAAAGTGTTACTGCGTTCAATAGTTCAACATCACGCTTTGTAACTATCCCGCCTTTTTCATCAAGTTGACTTTTAGCGGTTGCTTCATCATCTGCAATGATATGAACCAACATTTTAACTTCAAAAGAAAAGCATTTAGTTGCCTTTTCCTCTTTAATTTTTGTTACATTATCTTTAGTCATTTTTCCCCCTAGTTTTAAATTGGATATCGAATAATAACGATACCTGAACCACCTTGGCCACTCATACCCGTACTCATACCGCCACCGCCACCGCCTGTGTTAGCAGTTCCGCTAGTTGCAGTATTACTTCCAGTAGTTCCGGCACCACCACCACCTACACCACCTGCGCCACCTGTACCGCTTCCAGTACCGCCACCGCCACCGCCTGCATAAGTTACAGATGAACCAGAAATCGCAACCGCTACGCCGGCACCACCTGCGCCACCATTAGTTGTATCTTGGCCACCAGCAGCACCAGCTCCACCGCCACCACCACCAGTAGATTGTGGACTTCCACTACCAGTACCACCACCAAAACCTTGATTTGTAGCACCAGTACCACCAGTGTTAGCGGTGCTTCCATTTCCACCACCACCACCTGATCCACCATTTCCAGCATTACCTGTTTGGAAACCACCGCCACCACGGCCACCACCCGTTGAAGTAATTGTTGAAAATGAAGAATCATTTCCTGGATTTCCTGGCAAACCGCCTGAGCCAAAAACAGTTGTTCCACCTGCTCCAACAACAATTGCATAATCTTGTGCAGTTACTGAAATAGCAGATTCTAAGGCACCACCGCCACCGGTTGCAGTTACTGATGAGCGAAGTCCACCTGCTCCACCACCGCCACCGACAAATGCACCACATGAACCACCACCTGCAACTACTAGAAAATGGCAAGTTAAAGATTGATTTGGCGTAAAAGTACCTGAACCAGTAAAAGTATGAATCCAGTTTGTTCCATCTGTTGTAACTGTTCCACCTGTTGCTTTAGCCAAAGTAGATGCACTTGTGTTAAATGTTCCTGATGAATTAAATGTGTGAATTGTATTTCCACCGGATGTAGTAATCGTATTACCACCTGATGCTTTGCGAGTTGTTCCTGAATAGCGCAAAATAACAACGCCTGAACCACCGGCACCTGAAATATAACCAAAGTTAGCACTAGGTGTATTAGTCATACCGCCACCGCCACCGCCACCGCCGGTATTTGCAGTTGCTGAAATACCAGCAGATCCAGCATTTCCAGCACCGCCACCGCCTGCACCGCCAGCACCGCCAGTGTATGCGGCATTACGAGCATCGCCGCCACCACCGCCACCACCGCCACGGGTAATTGATGTTCCAGTAATAGAATTGGCTAAACCATTTCCACCAGCGCCACCTGATGCAGTACCAGCAGTTGCACCAGCGCTACTAGCACCACCACCACCGCCGCCCATAAACTCAGTGCCAACTGTGTTTCCATTTCCACCACCAAGGCCCTGAAGAGAAGTTCCAGCACCGCCATATTGCCACGCACCCAAAATTCCACTACCGCTTGAACCACCACCACCTGAACCACCACTGCCAGCAGTAGAACCAAAAAGAGATGTGCCAAATCCACCGCCGGCAGAAACAATTCCATTAAATGAAGAATCGCTGCCATTAAAACCTTGAGAAATATTTGCTACACCGCCTGCGCCAACCACAACAGGATATGAAGTACCACTGTTTATGGTCATTGCGGCTTCGGCTGAACTATTAGCGCCCGAAGTTGCACCGGCAACATTTGTGCGATAACCACCTGCACCACCACCACCACCGCGTGATCCACCACCACTACCGCCGCCGGCAATTACTAGGTACTCAATTGAAAAACTAAGATTTCCGCTAATACCTGATGCAATAACCCCAAGAATAGGCATTTAGCTCACATCTCCCGTTGCATACCAAGTATCAGTTCCGGCTTTAATCAAAGTCATTACAGAATAACGCGCTCTAGTTTTTGGCTGCGCTGAAGTAGCACCTGTTGAATTAAGCGTTACACCGCCTGCACCAACTACTGTTACCTGCCCCGTATTTATTTGAATTAAGTTAATTAAAGTTCCTGTTGGAAATGCAACACTTGAATTTAACGGGATTGTATAAGTTTGAGATGAAGTATTAGATGCAGTAACTAAATCATCTCGATCTGTTAAAACAAAAGTATATGTTGTGCCAACTTGGGCATTTACTGCCTCAACACCACCTGCACCCGTTGCACCTGTTACACCTGTTGCACCTGTTGCACCAACAGGGCCAGTTGCACCTGTAGGACCAGTGGGACCTGTTGCTCCTGCTGCACCAGCAGTATAAGCGTATGCCAAAGAATTCCAGGCAGTTGAACCGTTGCCCATTTTCCATTTTGCGGTATCAGTTTCAAGTCCAATTTCGCCAGCAGC